GATCATGCAGTTCTTGTTCACAAGCGTGGCATTTTTTGTCCTTCAACTTAGCAAGCTCGTCAGCGTATTTTTTTACGCTTCGCTCCGCTTGCGCTGTTGCGCTGTCTAGCGTTGCCCGCTCCTTAGCGAGACTTTTCAGCTTGGCAGTCTTTTCTTCAAAAAGTTTTAGCTCGCTGTGCTCGGCAAGCTCAGCTTCAATGTCCACACTTTCAAGTTCAATAATAGCCCGTGCAGTTTTTTCGATATCTGCTTCGTGTTGAGTATTCCAAGCATTTTGTCTTGTGATTAAACTGTCAACACTAAGCTGAATTTTCTCATTGGACTTTTTAGCGGCCTCTATATCTGCGCTTTCTTGTAGCACTTGATCTTTGGTTGTTCTAATTAGTTCTTTGAGTGTTTCTGCTTTTTCACTAAGAATTGTAATGCCCAATAACTGCTCAATAATAGCACGTTGGTCATTGGCCCGCATACTTAAGAACGGCTCTGTATAAGTGTTAAGCGCAACGATATGCTTGAACATGTCATGACTCATGCCCAGCAAGTCATCTAAGTCTTTCTGTGTTTCACGCATGTCGCCCTGTGCGTCATCTGTTTCTTCTGCGTGTTGTTCGTGATCATCCACAAAGAAACGCATGAGTGTAGGTTTGCGCCCACGCTCGATGCGATAGTTGATGTCATTCTTTTCAAAGCTCAATGTGACCAACATATTTTTGTTGTTGATCTTGTTGATAAGATTGTCTTTTTTAATGTTGGTAAGAGCATTACCAAACAGGGCAAAACTCAGTGCATTCACAATGGTTGTTTTTCCAGTACCATTACGGCTACCACTGTCATCACCACCTTGATCCAAGTTCTCACCCAGCACAAGTGTTAGGTTGGCTTTGTCAAAAGCAACTCCTTGAGTTTGATTGCCCACACTCATGAAGTTTTTAACAGTTAATTCTTTAATCTTTATCATAGGCTATTATAAATTTCCAGCAAGGTATTCTTATTATATGTGTCTGAGTCAATGTTTACAATCTGATTGGAGACAATCTGGTCTACGGATTCAAACGACTGGATATCTATATTGGTATTCATTTCAACTTCTTTGCGTTCTGTAATCAAAGTAAGTTCACGAATAGCATAATCTGTAATAAACTTTTCTTTAATAAAACTAGCTTCTTCGTAGCTGATATCAATATCCAGTGCAACACGTAAATGTTGTTTGGGTTTGATAATGGTATCAGCTTCATCAATCAAACGACTCAGTGTAACTGTACGAAACGTAGGTTGATTAGGCCAGCTGTGATATTGAGGTTCGCCGTCCCACTCCAGTATCATCATGCCTCTGTCATCATCCCATGTGTCTGCATAGTTGTGCGGGAAAGCATTGCCAATGTAAATCATGTTCTTTTGTTGCTGACGTTTGTGGAAATGTCCGCTAAATCCCAGCTCATAACCTTTAAAACTATCCAGTGCAATCTCACCGTGATCCGGCATCTGTACCATTGCGTTCATAAAGAAGCTGGGCAATTCAAAGTGACCAAAGATATACTTGCCGCCTTTCTTGCCTATGCTTCGCCATTCGTCCCCAACGAGCCAAGGACATAAAGTAACGTCACCAATAGTAACGGGCTCATGTACCACAGTGATGCCAGGAATATACTTTCCGAATTCAACGCTGTGGATGTCCCGCTTGTCTTTGTAATAAAGATCATGGTTGCCAGGAAAGAAATAAAACTTATCGAAAGCCTGTCCCAGTTTTTCAAGGGCTCTAAGGCTATAGTCCATAGTAGTAATATTAAGACTGTTGCGATTGTGATGCCAATCTCCCATAAAGATGCCAACATCACACCCTTCCTCTTTTGCTTTGGCAATATACCAATCCACAAAATCTTCGCAGTCTTGGTTATGTACACTGCTGTTGGATTTTAATCCAAAGTGAATGTCTGTGAAACAGGCAACTTTTTTAAACAGTTGGTGTGTCATTGGTTGATTCATTAGTTGTGTCCTCTGCATGACGTTTAAGTGCGGCCGCATGTTCTCCAGCGCCGGTACGTGAGTATGATGGATTCATACCATTCATTTCTAGTATATCATCGCGGATGTTTTGGTTGCGTTTTTCAATGTTGATAACACGAACAAAGCTGTTGGTCACAGCCGCAGTAAAATAAGCAAACGGATTGTCACTCTTGCTTTCATCAAACTGCAAGCCCACTTGTGTTAGCTGTAAAATAGCTTGTCCCCGCATTTCGTCATTGTAAGTATAGCCACGAACGTTGCCACGGGTAGCATATCGTTCACACAGTTTAATCATCATACGGGCCAATGTAGGTGTAATTTGTCCAGCATCTTTATCAAAGTGGCCCTTGTCCAATGTGCCCTTCCAGTGGCTTTTACCTACACAAACCAGCTCATCTGTATCATTAAACTTCCAATGTTGGAACGGTGGAAAGTTCACCTTGTCTCTGTGGTCAGCTAGACTTTTGGGATTTTTCTTACGTGTGCTGTTCAGAGGAATATGGTCAAAAGTCATAACCCTGAATACCAAATCCAGCTTTTGAATTTTTTTATAGTCTACTTCGCAGTCTGCTTGTTTGACTTTTTCACCTAGTTTTTTGCGCCTTTGATACTCAGCATCTCCAATACGTTTGGCTTGATTGCGTTTGGCCTCGGCAACTGTGCGTATGTTTACCTTGTCTGTGCTGGGTATAATTAAGTCATATTGATGAAACTTTGGATCGGTAAAACTACAATAACTGCTTTTAGATCTATGTATTTCCAAAAGCATATCTTTGTTGTTCAAGTAATTGATTTTTGCTGTCATTAAAGAGTCCTCGTAAAGTAAATTATAAACTACGCACAGATTAAAGTCAAATAAATAGAGTATCAGGAGAACCAAATANTATGGGTCTATTCAATTCAGTACAAGGCGTCAACCAAACTATAGGCGCGGCAACCAGCGTGTTTGGTGCAATATCAGCCGCCAATAACGCAGTAAACACCATTGCCTCGACTGCGGGTAGCTTTGCCGATTTGGGTGCTGTTGACAATCTCAGAGCAATTGGATTACCAACCGCAGGCGAAGCAGTGGGTGACATCATGAGTGCAATAGCAACGTTTGGTGGAGGCGATGCACCAGGTAATGACTGGCGTGTTCGACTGAGTTTACCCAAGTGGCCTTCCTTTAGAAAAAGTCCTGTACTTAAACCATTGACTGAAGCAGGTGGATGTATTTTTCCTTATACTCCTGCAATCACAATAACACAATCCACCAACTATAACGGTGTATCTCCGGTACATAATAACTATGCGTTCAACGCATATAAAAATAGTGATCCTGGCTCAATTAGTATTGTGGCTCCGATGTATTGCGAAGACAGTGCCCAGGCATTGTATTGGATTGCCATGTTGCATTATTTAAGAGCTACATCAAAAATGTTCAGCGGAAATGATCCGAAAGCGGGAAATCCTCCACCTATTGTAAATTTAAATGCATACGGTAATTTTGTTTTTAAAAATGTTCCAGTAGTCATCACTGGGTTCACAGTTGCACTAGAAAAAGACTGTGATTATATTGGTTGCAATGTGGTCGGTAGTGCTGCCAGTGCTATCGCAGGTGTGGCCGATACGCTGGGCAGTCTAAGTGATAGTTTTGGATTAGATGCAGTTAGTGACTTATCAGGAACTATAGGCCAAGTGGCAGGACTGCTAGGAGCTTTTGGAGTAGGCGGATCAACCAGCGGTGGAGTAACTCATGTGCCAACAAAAAGTACTTTTACAGTCACATTGAAACCGTCTTACAGCAGAACAACAGTACGCAAGTTTAGTTTAGACCAATTTGTAACCGGAGGATATATGTCCGGCTCAACAGGATTTGTATAATATGGCCGCAACATACAATGACCGTAGCCCATGGGCTACTACTCCAATCACAAGAGACTATTTGGATATCTTTACAATACGGTCTGTTAGTATTGCATCGGATGATTTTTTGTACACAATACAACCGCAATACAATTTGAGACCTGATTTGCTGGCGTTTGACTTGTATGGTGATTCAGGATTATGGTGGGTATTCACACAACGCAATATGGATGTGATACAGGATCCAATATTTGATTTTGTTGCAGGCAAACAAATTTATATTCCAAAAAACAGTAGCCTATCAGAGATTTTAGGAATTTAATATGGCCAATGGCGATATAGAAAACACGTCCCGTGCGGCTACTCCAACACAAGTGCCAGCCGCTCCAGCACCTGCGGTAGTTCCAGGAGTATTGGCACTGGGTGGCGGCATATCCAAACTACTTGGCAGTTCTTCAAGCAGTCAGTTTAAACTGCCGCTGGCAAATCCGTTAAGCAAATATGCAAGCTATACACAAATTTTTACCATAGCCGCGTTGAGCTCGGACGATTTAAACAGTCCAAATACTACATATTTGGCCAGTGGAAAACTTCCAATAATTTTAAAAACTGCCGGAGGAAATCCCAATAATCGTATCAAGACATTCTACGGTAGATTTGATTTTTTTATTGACAGTGTAGAAATTGAAAGTACCTATGGATTTGAGCTGGGTACTGGCAATACAAATGCAACTAGTATAAACATGGTGATAAGCGAACCGTTTAGTATTGGAATGTTTCCAGTGGCATTGAATACTGCATGTAAAAAGTACAAATATTCTACCTACAGTGCGGCCACGTTTTTGCTAAAAATAGAATTTAAAGGAGTAGATCAAAATGGTAATATGACGTCTGCTCCTAACACTACCAAGATGATACCATTTATCATCAACGACTTGACCATGCAAGTAACCAACGCCGGCGCAGTTTATAATATAAAAGCAACTCCTGCTGGACAAGTACCGTTGTTTTCAAACAATAATACAATTACTACTGATATGGCAATTGCTGGCAGTACAGTGCAAGAAATATTACAAACCGGTCCGTACAGTTTGCAATCTGCAATCAACGCTGGTTATAGAGAAATAGCAAAAAAAAATGATTTAGCAATTCCAGCACAAGAAATATTAATTATATTTCCAAAATCTTCTGCTAACGAAACGCTAACAGCTTCTCCCAAAGGCGAGGACGAAAGAGAACGTGCTAAGCCAGCGGCTGAGAAAGCCGCGGTTGATGATGCAACTACCAATGCAAAGTTAAATGTATCTCGAAGCTCAATCAATAGCACACTGATAGAATCGTCAGTTAATGAAATAGGCGCATCATCTCTGGGATTTGGACCAGAACGCTGGGCACAGAGTACACTGCAACAAGACAGCATAATCATTGATTCAGCGACTGGAAAAATTGATCCTGCTAAAATTTCTAAAAATCCCAAAGTCAGTAACTACAGTTTTAAACAAACCACAACTGTGGTAAATGCCATCAATCAAGTCATAATGTCCAGCGACTATGCTCTTAAATGTATTTCAGACAAGCCAAAAGACGGTACCAAAATGAAAAAATGGTGGCGCATTGAAACTGCATTGTATCACATTGATTCTCCGCAACTGGATGCAAAAACTAAAAAGAAACCTGAACTACTGGTGTTTAAAGTGGTGCCGTACCTTGTACATGAAACATCGGTACCCGTTGCTGGCATGGCAAGTACTTCATTTAAATCAATGTTGGCCCAGTGTGTAAAAGTGTATAATTACATATACACCGGAAAAAATCAAGATATTTTAAAATTAGATATTAAGTTTAATAATTCTTTCAACGTTTCAAACCCAGTTGACAACGGCAATAGCACAACCAATAGCAAAACAGCTGAACAAAATGATCTAGCTAAAGGGAAAATAACAGTGCCTGCGCCTAGACCAGGCGGAGCTTCTAAAGAACCTGGCCTTGGTTTAAACTATACAGAAATTTGGAATTCTGTAAAAACTGCCTTTAACTATCGCGGCGGATCAGGCGGAGATGATACAACAGCCCAACAGCAAGTCAAGTGGGTACACGAAGCGTTGACCTTTGGCGCTGACTTGCAAGAACTTGAAATGGACATAGTAGGCGATCCGTACTATATGACCAGTAACGGCATGGGAAATTTCAATAGCCCTCCTGTGGTTGGGCAAATGAATATCAACGCTGACGGTAGTATCAATTATCAAAGCGGTGAAGTTGACATTGCAATTAATTTTAGAACTCCAACAGATATCAATCCTAGCACAGGATTGCTGACTATGGCAACCAAAGCTGTTGGTGAATTCAGCGGCTTGTTTAGATTGGGCTCAGTAACACATAGATTTAGAGACGGCGAATTTACCCAGACCATAAAAGGTACCCGCAGACAAATGGTTAGAAACGAAGCTGGCGAAGCGGTTTATCAGTTCGTAGCCAAAGACAAGAAACCTACAACCTAAGGTAATAACTAATGTCGCAACACGATAAAATTGTACAACGCCGTAAAGAATCAACTCCACTTGAATCAAACTCATCAGGTCCGTTCTTGGCAAGAGTGGTAAGCAATGTGGATGCAGACTATTTGGGATCAGTATGGGTTGAACTGTTACATGAAGGCTCTGGCAACGAACCAGTTGTATGGAACGCCACCAATGCAAAATTCACAACTCCTTACTGGAGCAACACTGATAAAAAACACAACGGTAATTCAAACTCATTTGCAGACACTCAAAAATCCAACGGCATGTGGACTCCAGCACCGGATGTGGGTGTGCAAGGCCTTGTTATACTTGTTGAAGGCAACATTAAAAATGCATACTGGATAGCTTCTATTCCTGATAGATATAAAAACTTTTCAGTTCCTGGAATTCCCGCTACTACTGCCAACTGGTTGCGTCCTGCTGAGCGCCTTCCAGTAGGAGAATTAAATGCAAATAACACACAACCAGGAAAGCCCGCAACAGATGCTGTCAAACCAGTTCATACCCTTGCAGATATTTTTGAAATACAGGGATTGTTAAAAGACGACACTCGAGGAATTACCTCCAGCGGCGCAAGAAGAGAAACTCCTAGTCGCGTGTTTGGTATCAGTACTGCTGGCCCACTAGACGAGAAAAGCTCCAAGAAAAATATAGGAACTCCTGACGAGCAAACAATGGCCTATGTCAACAGACTGGGCGGCAGTCAATTTGTTATGGATGACGGAGACAACAAGTATTCACGCAAGACACCTGCAAAGGACGGGCCCCCGGATTATACAAAAGTGGGTGGCACTAATATTCCTCACAACGAACTGGTAAGAATCCGTACACGTACAGGACATCAAATACTTTTACACAACAGTGAAGATTTAATTTATATTGGCAATGCCAGCGGCACAACATGGATTGAATTGACTAGCAATGGCAAAATAGATATATTTGCTGAAGACAGCATCAGTATTCATACTAAAAATGATTTGAATATACGTGCTGATCGAGATCTTAATTTAGAAGCCGGTCGTAATATTAATCTTAAAGCATTGGAAAAAATACACCTTGAAAGTGTCAAAGACTTTGAAGTTATTTCTAATGCAAATACAAAAATTACCACAACAGGAAACTCTTATATTTCCACAACTGGAGAGTATATAGAACAGGCTAAGAAAATTCATATGAACGGCCCAGATGCACTAAAAGCAAAATCATTAGTAACATATTCTAATCTTACAGAAACAAATGGTACCACTTTGGAATCTATTTTGTTAAGAGTTCCTACACACGAACCCTGGCCGTTGCATGAGAATTTAAATCCTGCTGACTTTGTTCCTACAAAAACAGATATTACCACAAGTACTGCGGCCACTGCGCCGGACAAGTGGACATTGTATACGTCACCCGACGATACATTTAAACAAAACAAAGGATAACATATGGCATCGACTTTATACGATAGGATCACAGTACCCGCAGTGCCAACGGTGGTAGACCCAATTCCACAGGCATACAAGGGATTTAGCACAGTCAATACTAGCTCTGAGGGATTTGTGCTGTATGATTTAGAATTGATCAAACAGGATCTTTTAAATCACTTTCACACCCGCAGAGGCGAACGACTGATGAATCCGCAATTTGGAACCATAATTTGGGACATGTTGTTTGAGCCAATGACTGAAGAACTTAAAGAAAGCATAGTAAACAACGTTAACGAAATTATAAATTATGATCCTAGATTGGTTGCACAAAATGTCATAGTCACAACATATGAGAGTGGAATTCAAATTGAGTGTATCTTAAAATACCTGCCCTACAACATCCAACAGAGTATGCAATTACGATTTGACCAGTCGGCAGGACTGCTTTCGTCTTAATATACGTACATATTAGAATTCAATAAATATTGATAATAGGATAGATTATGAGTGCAACTGATAGACAAAATAGGTTATTGATCGCTAAAGACTGGAGAAAAGTATACCAGTCTTTTCGTAATGCCGATTTCCAAAGTTACGATTTTGAAAATATTCGTAGGAGCATGATTGACTATCTGCGCCAGAACTTTCCAGAAGATTTTAACGATTACATTGAATCAAGTGAATATCTTGCCTTAATTGACCTTATTGCCTATTTGGGCCAAAGTATAGCTTTCCGTGTTGACTTAAATGCTCGTGAAAACTTCTTAGAGCTAGCAGATCGCCGAGACAGTGTGCTACGTCTTGCACGTATGTTGAGCTATAATGCCAAACGTAATCAAGCATCAAACGGACTACTAAAAGTAGTGGCAGTGCAATCCACACAAAACATATTGGATTCAAATGGCCGTAATATTGCTAATCAAATCATCAGCTGGAATGACAGCTCCAATGCCAACTGGTACGATCAATTTATTGCAGTTATGAATGCCGCGTTCCCAGCATCCCAGCAATTTGGAAATCCAAGCGACAGCGCAACAGTTTATAACACGCCAACTGAACAATACAAATTCAACGGAGCAAACTCCGCAGTTCCTATCTACGGCTTTAGCAAGACAGTCAACGGCTCCAAGATGGATTTTGAAGTTACCAGTACCACGTTTGCTGGCCAAGGATACATTTACGAAGAATCTCCCAAGATTGCCAATCGTATGGCATGTGTCTATAAAAATGATGGCCAAGGCGCGGCCAGTATTAATACTGGATTTTTCTTTAATTTTGTGCAAGGCACATTAAATCAAGGCAACTTTACAATTAATCAACCGAGTACTAATGAAATTGTTGAATTAGATTCTCCCGATATCAATGATACTGATTTATGGTTATACAAGATAGACCAATCTGGTATCGAATCGGAATTGTGGACTCCTGTTCCTAATTTAGTAGGTAATAATATTATCTATAACAGTTTAAATAAATCAATTAAAAATATCTATAAAGTTATCACAAGAGCCGGCGACCGTGTGGCATTGTCGTTTAGTGACGGAATTTTTGGAACACTTCCGTTAGGCACATTTAATGTGTACTATCGTATCAGCAACGGACTATCGTATACTATTAACCCTCAAGATATCCGCGGGGTTACAATGACCATACCTTATTTTTCAAACACCGGTCAACAAGAACAACTCACACTCACATTGTCATTACAAACAAGTGTAGACAACAGCGCACCCACTGAAAGTAACGACAATGTAAAAGCCAATGCGCCCGCAACTTATTACACACAAAACAGAATGATCACAGGCGAGGATTATAATATCAGTCCTCTTGCAGTAAGTCAAGAAATTATAAAAATTAAAGCTGTTAACAGAAGTTCAAGTGGTGTTAGTAGATATCTTGATTTAATTGACCCTACAGGCAAATATAGCAAAACTAATTTGTTTGCAGACGACGGTATCCTTTATCAGGACACCTATTCAACAGATACTACGTTTACCTACGCCAGCAAAACAGACGCACAGGCAGTAGTTTATAACATTGTGTTTGACCTGTTAAAAGATGCAAATTTAAGAAATTTCTATTATTCAAAGTTCACAAAAATCAGTACCACTTTACTGGATATTGCATGGTATAATACTGTTGATAATACTAATTTTTCAAGCGGCTACTTTGGATCAACCACAGACGGCAAGCCGTATTTGGTTTCCAGTTTTACGACCACTGCCTTAAAGTATGCAGGTGTTGGGTCACTGATAAAATTTGAAGCTCCGCTGTCTGCAAGCGGTGCGGCACAAGTGTTTGACAGATCTAATAATAATGCGTTAATACCTAAAACAATTCCTGNCAAAGCAAACACCAGTAGTTATATATGGGCCGAGATTGTTTCTTTAATTGGCGACGGCACTTCGGCCGGAACAGGAATTTTAATATCAGGCGAAGGCCCAGTATCATTAAATGACATAATACCAAGTAAAGCAATTGCCACTCGTGTTATTCCGGTATGGCGAACAGTGATAGACAAGTCAGTTATCACAACAATGATTGATCTTATCACAAGTAACCTTCCATTCGGCCTGCGTTTTGATATAAACACTCAGTCATGGCAAATTATTTTCCAGTCAAATTTAAATTCAACAGATGATTTCAGTCTGAATAAAACAGGCGACACTAGCAACTTGTTATTGGATTCCAGCTGGTTATTATTATTTGTCACAGATACTGTAACATATACCATAACAACAAGAAAATTACGTTATATATTTGAAAGTAACCTCCAAATAAGATTTTATTTTGATAGTACAGAGCGTGTTTACGACAATGTTTCTGGAAAATTATTAACTGATTCGATTAATATTTTAAGTATCAATACCCAGCCGGGCTTGTCCGAACCGTTTACATTTGATCAAAATTTAAAAGTAGTGAGTCAGTATATTGGTTTAGATGGATACATCGATACTAAAAAACTTGTGGTTACATTTAGCGATAAGAACAATACAGGTGTGGTAACGGATCCTGAAACTTTTGACAATGTTGCAATACCAGCGGCCAGCGCACTGCTATCTTCTTACTTTGTTGTATTAGAAAAATACCAAGTTGAAACGGGCCAAGAGGATTATAGATATGTTGCCAACTCTAATAGTATAGTGGTTATTTTGCCAACCCAACCTAAAACATTTTCGCAATATGTTGACGGGCAATATTTTTATTTTATAGATATTGATACAGTGGCAAAATTAACTAGTGCTACTTCTGAATTAACGCCAAGTTTAGATTATAGAGTATTTTTAGGTAGAGATAAATTAAAATTTCAATATACACATAACGCCAGCGACACACACAGAATAGATCCAGGAGTTAGTAATATTATGGATGTATTTGTGTTGACAAATAGTTATGATACCTTATTTAGACAATGGTTGACTGGTGTAATAACAGCTAAACCTTTGCCACCAAGCAGTGACGAATTGAATAATTTAATTGCGCCCAAATTGAATCTAATTAAATCTATATCTGACGAAATAATTTATCATCCTGTGAAATACAAAGTGCTGTTTGGCGCAACTGCTGAAAAGAATTTGCAAGCACAATTCAAAGTGATCGTTAATTCATCAATGGTGATATCCGATAATGATGTCAAGACACAGATACTAGCCGCCATCAATAACTTTTTTGCACTGGGTAACTGGGAATTCGGAGATACATTTTATTTTACAGAAATGGCCGCGTATGTCACAAATCAACTTAGCCCCAACATAGTCAATTTTGTTATAGTACCATCGGGTAGCACATTGTCGTTTGGGGGTTTATTTGAAATCACAGCAGGCCCTGACGAAATCTTTATAAGCGGTGCAACTATCGATAATATTGACATAGTTCCGTCCATCACATCTTCTCTCATCAATAGTTTAGGTAATATTACATTAAAATCAAATGCGGTAGCAATACAAGCATTAACAAGCTCAGCTTACGGATCGACAAATGTCTGATAACACAAATCCAACAGGTTCTAACAATTTTTCTACAGTAGATTTACTGCCTAAATATTATCGTACAGACGATAATAGAAAATTCATACAGGCAACAATAGATCAGCTAACACAAAAAGGCACAGCCAAAAAAGTAAACGGTTACATCGGCCGTAAAAATGCCAAGTCGGCCAGCGCCAAAGACATTTATATCAATGCTCCAACAACTGTAAGACAAAACTATCAGTTAGAGCCAGCAGTGGTAGT